GGTAACGCGCGATCGCAACACTTTTCTAGCGACAGAATTTAACTGAAATCTGGTTAACAATGACAGAAACGAAACGGAAGCCCGGCAGACCACCGATTGATGAGCCGGATTACAACGCAGCACGCGCCCGGAAAATGACCGCTGACGCCGAACTTGCCGAGCTTGAACTGCTCAAAGCAAAACGCGAGCTTGTGAGCGCCGAAGATGTAAAGACCGCGTGGGCTGATGTTCTGTCAGCGATGAAGGCGAAGCTGATGGCGTTGCCGACGATCTGCGCACCGATGGCCGCAGTCGAGACAGAGATCAACGTCATTCAGGATATTCTAGAGGGACAAGTCACAGAGGCATTGAATGAACTATCCGCTTATAAACCAGAAGAACACGCAGGCCGCACTGTCGGCAGTGGTGTCGGAAGCGATGGCGGTTCTGAAGCCCCCGCCAAAGCTAACCGTCGCGGCGTGGGCAGACCTAGAAAGGCGTCTGTCGTCGGAGGCTAGTGCCGAAGCCGGTAAATGGCATACTGCGCGGGCGAACTACCAGCGCGGCATTATGGATGCCATCAGCGATCCGAGAAACCGGGACGTCGTCGTTATGGCAGGTGCGCAGGTCGGCAAGACTGAAATGCTGCTGAACGTCATTGGCTATCATATCGCGCATGATCCCAGCCCGATCCTTTGCGTGCAGCCGACGCTGGATATGGCGCAAAGCTTTTCAAAAGACCGTCTGGCCCCGATGTTGCGTGATACGCCACAGCTTCGCGGCAAGGTCAAAGACCCCCGAAGTCGGGACGCGAACAACACAACCACCCACAAGGTCTTTCCGGGCGGTCATATCAGCCTTGTCGGATCAAACAGCGCCGCCGGTCTTGCCAGCCGTCCGATCAGGATCGTGCTTTGCGATGAGGTCGACCGCTATCCAGCAAGCGCCGGATCAGAGGGTGACCCGATCCAGCTGGCCCGGAAAAGGTCAGCGACGTTCTGGAACCGTAAAATCCTGATGGTGTCGACGCCGACCAACAAAGGCGCGTCCCGCATCGAAGCCGCTTTTGAGGAAAGCGACAAGCGGCGTTATTTTGTGGCTTGCGAGGATTGCGGCCACGATCAGACGCTGAAATGGTCAAACGTCCAATGGGAGAAGGACAGGCCCGATACAGCGGCGTATGTTTGCGAGGAATGCGGATCGTGCTGGGATGACGCAAAGCGCAACCGTGCCGTCCGAAAAGGCTATTGGATCGCCACCGAAGAATTTACCGGAACCGCTGGGTTCCACATTAACGGCATCTATAGCCCCTGGACCCCGCTGGCCGATGCCGTCAGAGACTTCCTGTCGGCCAAAAAGCTGCCGGAAACCCTGCGCGTCTGGACGAATGTCTATCTGGCGGAAACGTGGGAAGATCAGGGCGAACGCGTCGATGACTTCGCTGTCGCAGAACGTGCGGAAACATTCGGTGACGAAATCCCTGACGACATAGTTCTGATCACAGCTGGCGTCGACGTACAGGATGACCGCCTTGAATTGGAGGTGGTGGGCTGGGGCCGCGATGAGGAAAGCTGGTCGCTGGATTATCGCACCCTTTACGGTGACCCATCCACGCCGCAATTATGGCAGGATTTAGACGCGATCTTGTCACAGACCTTCAAGACAGAAGACGGGCGCGATCTGGGGATCAGGTCAGCCTGCATCGATAGTGGCGGACACTATACGCAAGCCGTCTATAATTACGTTCGGCCGCGCGAAGGAAAGCGCATCTTTGCGATCAAGGGGATGGCCGGAGAGAACCGCGCAATCGTCAGCCGCCCGACGCGAAACAACATCGGAAAGATTAAGCTTTTCACTGTTGGCGTCGATGCCGCCAAAGAATTGATATTTTCCCGGTTAAAGATTACAATGCCGGGAGCGGGTTTTATGCACTTTCCCGATGATAGGCCGGATGAATATTTCAAACAGCTTGCCGCGTCGGAGAAAATCGTCACGAAATTCCACAAAGGGTTTCCCCGGCGTGAATTTGTGAAGACCCGGACAAGGAACGAGGCATTGGACTGCCGTGTCTATGCGATTGGGGCGCTTGCGATTTTGAACCTAAATCTGAACGCAATAGCTGACCGTCGCGAAACGCAGCCCGCACCGGCTGATCAGCCGCAATCCCCGCCCGTTCCAGAAGTCTTTGCAAGACGCCGCCAGCCAAAGGGCGGCTTTGTTAATGGGTGGCGCTGATGGCTAATCTTTTCGACGCGGCGAATGCGCCGGAGGGCGAACCTGACGAAATTGTCGTCGGTGATTTCATTCAATTTAAGCGGACCGATCTGGTCGATGATTATCCGACCGCGACGCACAGCGCCGAATATGTGGCCCGGATCACCGGAGGCGGCGCTAGTGAAATCAAGCTTGCCGGTACAGAAACAGCAACACATTACTTGTTTACGGTCACAAGCGCGGAAAGTGAGCTTTTCACGCCGGGTTTCTATCATTGGCAGCTAGAGATCACAGAAACCGCCAGCGGCAACAGGATTGTCGTCGATCGTGGCACTTTCACTGCTGTCGTTGATCTTGATGTCAATAACACCGACCCGCGCACACACGCGGAGATTATGATCACAAAAATCGAAAGCATTTTGCAGGGCAAAGCTGATGCTGATGTCGCAAGCTACAGCATCAACGGTCGCAGCCTGACGAAGATGTCCTTCGATGATCTGATCCGAGCGCGTGATTTCTACCGTAAGGAATATGCCAAAGAGCGGCAAATCGAACGAGCGAAGAACGGCGAGAAAACCGGCGCGACAATTCAGGTGAGGTTCTAAGATGGCACTGCTGGATTACTTCAAGGCAAAGCCGACAAAGAAGCTCGGCAAGCGTTCCTATTATGGGGCAAACACCGGGCGTCTGTTCGCTGATTTCATTTCATCCAGCCGGTCGGCCGATAGCGAGATCAGGCCTTCGCTCCGCATCCTGCGGGATCGATGCCGGGAGATCAGCCGGAACCACCCATATGCCCGGCGCTATCTGCAAATTATGGCGACCAATGTCGTCGGTGATACCGGCGTGCAGATGCAGGTGCGCAAGCGGAACGATGACGGATCGCTCGACACCGTAGGCAATCGCATCGTCGAACGCGCCTTTGCGGCGTGGGGTAAGCCCGGTTTTTGCACAGCAGACCGCAAGCTGTCCTGGGTGCAGGCACAGCGTCTGTTCATCGAAACGATGGCCCGTGACGGCGAAGTTCTGATCAAAAAGATCAAAAACCCGCGCGATAATCCCTTTGGCTTCACCCTGCAATTCATCGAAGCCGACTATCTTGATGAAGAATATGACCAACGGGTTGAGGGCGGCGAGATCCGAATGGGCGTCGAGATCGAAAAAGGCACCGGTCGCCCGGTCGCGTATCACCTTTTCGAAGACCATCCGCATCACGATCACGCCTATGGCTTGAACACAAAGCGGAAGCACGTTCGCGTCCCAGCCGATGAGATCATTCACTGTTTCATTCAGGAACGTCCCGGCCAGACGCGCGGTGTCCCGCCGATGGCAAACGTGCTGTCGAAGCTGAAGATGTTGGACGGTTATCAGGAAGCCGAACTTGTCGCTGCCCGGACCGCCGCGTCAAAAATGGGCTTTTTCACCAGCCCCGAAGGCGATGGCTTTGTGGGCGATGATTACGACGCGCAGGCCCCGATTATGGAAGCCGAACCCGGCACGTTTACGCAGCTGCCAGCTGGGATGTCCTTCGAAGCATTTGACCCGGCGCATCCGACGACTGCCTTCGCTGAGTTCGAAAAAGCGATCCTGCGGTCGATTTCGTCCGGTCTGGGCGTCAGCTATGTTTCATTGAGTAACAATCTGGAAGGCGTCAGCTATTCGTCGATCCGGCAAGGCACCATCGAAGACCGTGATCATTTCAAGATGATGCAGCGCTTTATGGTCGATCACTTCATCGATCACGTATATCGGGCGTGGCTTGAGATGGCGATCACCAACGGGCGGATTAATCTGCCGATGACCAAATATGATCTGTTTGCCGATCAGGTCATCTATCGCCCCCGTGGCTTCAGCTGGGTCGACCCGCAAAGGGAAATCGCTGCAAACGTGCTGGCACTGAATAACGGCATCGTCAGCCTGCAGGATATCCACTCGCACTATGGCCGCGACACTGAAGACGTCTTTGAGCAGATTGACCGCGAGCGCGAGCTTGCTGACAGGTACGGGATCGACACTGCATTCCAGCCGTTCGGCACTAAGCTACCCGCCGAACCTACCATCGACAAAGGTGAGCAGGATGGCGACCTATAAAGGCGAAGAAATCAATCTGACCCCGACTGAAGCGATGGCTGAAGAAGCACAGCGCTTTCTTGATTGGCGGGCAGAAGGTGAAAAGGGCGGAACCGACGTCGCGGTCGCACGCGCCCGGCAGCTGGTAAACCGGCAGGAATTGTCGCCGGAGACTGTCCGGCGGATGCACAGCTTTTTCAGCCGTCACGAGGTCGATAAAGAGGCCGAGGGCTTCCGTCCGGGCGAAGATGGCTATCCGTCCCCGGGCCGGGTAAGCTGGTCGGCTTGGGGCGGTGATCCCGGTCAATCGTGGGCGCGGGGCAAAGCTGCCAGCCTAGATCGCATTGACGGTGAGGAACGCGCACTGCGCGAAGAACTGTCTGGCGCGGTAAAAGAGGGCCTGCAAAAGAAGGTCGATGACCATAACGCCGAATATGGCGATCAGAAGGGCAAGCGCGTCACCCTGCGGATGCTGTCTGCCGTCTTCCGTCGCGGCGTCGGGGCCTATAAAACCAACCCCGGTTCTGTGAGGCCGAACGTCAAAAGCCCGGAGCAATGGGCATATGCCCGCGTGAATGCTTTTTTGCGAGCGGTCAGGACAGGCAAGTTCTCCGGCGGCAAGTTCGACACCGATCTGCTGCCAGATGGCCATCCGCTCAAATCTGATGTACAATCCGACGACGAAAGGAATTTCGAGATGGATCGACATATTAAGAACATCGAAGAAACCGATGATGATTATATCATCACTTACGGCAAGTCTGAGATGCAGCCGCCGGTCGAGATGACGGCAGGCAATGACGAGGATGATGAGGAAGATTATTCTCGCATCGACCGTTCAACGCTGACCTTCCGCGCAACAGATGCGGAAATGATGGATGAAGACGACCGCCGGGTGCGGATGTCCCTGTCATCGGAAGAGCCGGTCGAGCGGTCTTTTGGTTTGGAGGTTTTGCGTCATAGTGACGATGCGGTCGATCTCGGCCGGATGAACAGCGGCCACGCGCCCCTGTTGCTGGATCACGATATGACGAAACAGATTGGCGTGGTTGAAAGAACCTACCTTGATCAATCCGCCCGCAAGTTGCGGGCGGTGGTTCGCTTTGGAAAAGGCGCGCTGGCAAGGGAGATTTATGACGACGTCAAAGATGGTATCCGCAGCAATGTCAGCATCGGATATCAGGTGCGCGAAATGGACCCGAAAAATGAACGCGACGGGACGGTCGCGATCTCCGCGTGGGTCCCCTATGAAGCCAGCATTGTGAGTGTTCCGGCAGATGCTTCTGTCGGTGTCAATCGCAGCGCTGAAATTGTTGAACCTGTGATTAAAAAGGAGGTCAAAATGACCGAAGTAAATCACGAAGAAATCCGCGCGGATATCGCTGAGAGCGTAAAGCGTGAATTTCAAAAGACTGTTGGCGAAATCACTTCGCTTGCCGTCAAGCATAACCGCCGCGATCTTGCCGATCAGGCGATCAAAGACGGCCTGTCTGTCGATCAATTCCGTGGCGTTCTGCTGGAAGCGATTGGCGAAGGCAAGCCGCTTGAGCAGGCCCACGGTGCAATCGAGCTTTCCGCAAAGGAAGAGCGCGATTATTCCTTCATGAAGGCCGTTCGCGGCATCGTTAACGGTTCCGGCCTGAATGGTCTGGAGCGCGAAGTTAACGACGAAATCGCACAGCGCGCCGGTAAGGCAGCACGTGGTTTCTATGCGCCGGACAGCTTCTGGAGCGGCAAGCGTGACCTGACCGTTGGCACAGCCACTGCTGGTGGCCACCTGAAGCCGACTGACCATCTGGGCGGCGAATTCGTCGATGCCCTTCGGTCGCGTCTGGTCTTCAATGAACTGGGCGCACGTTTTATGTCCGGTCTGAAGGGTGACGTCGCTATTCCGAAGCTGGCAACCGGCGTATCCGCTGGCTTTGTTGCTGAGAATGGTGCGACTTCTGAAGTCAACGCCACCTTCGCGCAGGTCACAATGGCTCCGAAGTCGCTTGGTGCTTTCACCGACGTTTCCCGCCTGCTGATGATCCAATCCGATCCGTCTGTTGAACAGATTGTTCGCGATGATCTGCTGAACAGCATTGCGCAGAAGATCGAAGATGTTGCCATCGAAGGCGGCGGTTCCAATGAGCCAACCGGCATCACCGGCACCACCGGCATCGGTAGCGTCGCTATCGGCACCAACGGTGGCGCGATGACTTGGGCAAAGGTCACCGATCTGGTGAAAGAGGTCGAGGTCGACAATGCGGCGATCAATGCAAACACCCTTGCATATCTGACCAACCCGAAGGTGAAGTCGCATCTGGCCAGCACTGCAAAGGTCGCTTCGACCGACAGCGTGATGCTTCTGGACGCCCCTTGGAACCAGCTCTACGGTTACAATATGTCTGTGACCAATAACGTGCCGTCCGACCTTACCAAAGGCACCGGCACCGGGCTCTCCGCAATGGTGTTTGGCGACTTCTCGCAGCTGATGATTGGCTTCTTCAGCACCCCGGATGTGCTCATTGATCCGTACACCGGTGGCAGCACCGGCGCGGTTCGCATCCGTGTCATTCAGGAATGCGATATCGCGGTACGTCACGCGCAGTCGTTCGCGGCGTGTCTCGATATCAACGCCTAATCAAACGCTGGGGCGGCTTCGGTCGCCCCGGCTTCTCCGAGGTGATCAGATGAAAATTCAAGTTATTCGCGGTGTGGTGATTGGTGGTTCTGGTTATGAGCCGGGCGAAGTCATCGATGTCGCTGACGAGGTGGGCATCCGCCTTGTCAATATGGGCAAGGTTCGCGCGTATGAAGCCGCCACAGAGGCGACAGAAGACCGCGCGGTGGGTTTGACCACAAAGTCGGCAGGCGCGCTCCTGAAGCGCGGAGCGAAGAAAAAGGCTAAATAGATGGCCGTTGAGAGTGCAGAAGACCGGGCGATTTTTTTCGGTGTCGATGATTTCGGCACAGCGGCGACTTACACGCCGGACGGAGGAAGCGCGGCGACGGTCAACGGCATTTTCGATAATGACTTCATCGAAGTCGATGCTGGCGGCGGTGTCGGGGTTGCGCTTCAGCAGCCCCGGTTCCTTTGCCGGACGGGCGACGTTTCTTCTGCCGCCGAAGGTGACGCTATTGTGATCAGCGCGGTGGCTTACACTGTCCGGATCGTGCAGGACGATGGCACCGGCATCACGACTATGATTTTGGAAAAGGACTGATGGCGCACGTTCGGCAGCAAATACGGGATGCGATTGTCACAGCTGTCACCGGCCTGACCACCACCGGGTCAAACGTGTTTCGTTCCCGCATCTATCCGCTGGAAAGCATTAAGCTGCCGGGGCTTTGCGTTTACACGCGCAGCGAGACGACAGAGTTCGACACCCTGTCGCGGCCCCGTTCGGTGATGCGCGATCTGGAAGTCGCTGTCGAAGCTTACGTGAAATCGACAGCAAACTATGATAATACATTAGACAATATCGCGGTGCAGGTCGAAGAAGCCCTCGCCGCCGATGTAACGCTGGGGGGCCTGTCCAAAGATATGCAGGTAACAGCGTTTGAGGCCGATTTTGCGGGTGATGGCGAACAGCCTGTCGCGATTGGCCGCTTCACCGTGGCGGTGCGATACCGGACCGCTGAGAATGACGTCGAAACAGCCGCGTAAGGAGACGAAACGATGGCAACACATACCGGAAGCGAAGGCACGGTTAAGCTCGGCACCGTCGGGTCTGACACTGCTGTCGGTGAAATCCGTTCTTATTCAATCAGCGAAACAGCTGACACAATCGAAGACAGCGTGATGGGTGATAGCGCCCGGACCTATGCCGTCGGTCTTAAGACCTTCAGCGGGACCGTCGACTGCTATTTCGACCCGGACGATGCAAAGCAGGACGAAATGGTCGCGGGTGCTGAACTGACCCTGACCGTCTATCCTGAAGGCTCTGACAGCGCTGATCAGTACCTGACCGGCTCGGTCATCGTGACGTCTGCCGACGTCAATGCCGCCTTCGACGGTATGGTCGAAGCTTCGTTTGGCTTCCAAGGCACGGGCGCACTGACCCGTGGCACCGTCGCCTGATGTCGCTTGGCAAAGCTATCTCTGAACGTCGTCAGAAGAAGGCGCGGGTCATTGAAGTCCCTGAATGGGGCGACGATGATGCGCCTCTTCTGATGTATGTTTTCCCGATCACAGCGGGAGACATGAACAAAATCCAGAAGAAGCACAAAAACTTTGTGAACGACGCGACCATCGACGGGATGATCGATCTGATCATTCTGAAAGCCTGTGACGCCGATGGTAATCGTCTTTTCACCCTCGAAGACAAGGTTCATTTGATGAATGAGCCGGTCGAAGTCATTTCGCAGATCGGCGCTAATATGTTCGGTGATGTGGAGACAATCGAGGACGCGGAAAAAAACTAAAGGGCGATCCGCTCCGGCTGAATGTGATGGCCCTGGCGGATCGATTGCATAAGACGCAGGCAGAAATCGAAGACCTGTCTCTGTCTGAAATCAATGAATGGTTCGCATATTTCGGGATTTTAGAAGATGGCCAATCCAAATCTTAAGATCAGAATTGGTGCCGTTGACCGAACCGGGGGAGCGTTTCGTTCAATCAATGCAGGGCTAGGCCGCGTAAAGAACGCGGTCTTTTCTGTACAGACTGCCGTCGCAGCGCTGGCAGGTGCCACAGGCTTCGGTCTGTTGGTCAAAGGGACCATCGAGACTAACAGGGAATTCCAGAGCCTAGAGGCCAGCCTGTCGACGTTTTTGGGATCGACTGAAAAGGCCGAAAAGGCGTTCGGCATTCTTCAGCAATTCGCGGCGACCACCCCGTTCGCCCTGCGGGAAGTCGTCAGCGGCTTCAACAAGCTGATCGCCCGTGGCCTGAACCCCAGCATTTCAGCACTGACCGCCTTCGGAAATATCGCATCCGGCACCGGCAAGACGCTGGATCAGTTTGTCGAGGCAGCAGCCGACGCGGCTGTCGGGGAGTTTGAGCGCCTTAAAGAGTTCGGCATCAAGGCCCGGTCTGAGGGTGACAAGGTCGTCTTTACGTTCAAGGGCGTCGAGACAGAAGTCACAAAATCCGGCGCGGCTATCTCTGACTTCCTTGTCACGCTGGGCGAAACAGAGTTCGCCGGGGCAATCGAAAAGCAATCGCAGACGCTGAACGGTGCTTTCAGCAATCTAGGCGACAGTTTCGATATGTTCAAAAAGGCTATTGGTGAGGCTGGCTTTAACGAAGCGCTCGTTAATCTGGCCCGGACCTTTAGCCAGATCGCGCAGGAAAACGACGGGCTGGCACAGTCTATCGGCCGCTTCCTGACGGGTGCCGTCAATGCTATCCCGACCGCCTTCGGCGTGGTGGCAGACGCGGCAGACCTTGTCCGGCGCAATCTCGACTTCCTGCGGAAATCGTTTATTGCGGTGACAGCCTTCGTCTTCACTAGGGCAATTTTGCAACAGGGTGTTGCATTTTTGCGACTGGCGGGTGCGCTGCTAACAGCACGCAAGGCGGCGACGATTTATTCCGCGACGTCAAAGGTGCTGACCCTTTCAACGCTGGCCACGGCCATCGTCTTCGCGCAGCTGACCGGAACACTAGACAAGTTGGTTGAGGGCATTGAAAGCGCGGTGAAAGAGGCGACCGAACTTCTCGACCGCACGTTCCCCGGCCTGAAGACCGAGCTTGATAAGCTGTTTCCCAGCCTGAACAAAGATATTGATGCGCTGGAAAAGCTGGCCGAAGCGAATGACGTCACGATCGACAGCACAGCGGAGCTTGACCGAAAATTAAGCGAGCTTGTCGGAACGATGGATCAGGGGCCGGAAAAAGCGGGCAAATTTGCCGACGCGATGAAGAAGCTGGCGGAACAGGCAAAAGATACCAACGCGCAGTTGGCAAACGTCGCCACGCGCGGCCTGCAAAGTCTGGAAGACAATCTTGTCAACGTGGCGATGCAGACGAAATCCGCAAAGGACGCGTTCAAGGATATGGCGCGTTCGATCCTTGCCGATCTGATCCGCCTACAAGTCAGGAAGGCGATCATTGCGCCGATTGCAGAAGCATTGCCGGGCTTCCTTCCGGGCCGTGCTATGGGCGGACCTGTCACGGCAGGCCGTCCTTATATGGTCGGTGAACGCGGCCCCGAACTGTTTGTTCCGGGCAGGACCGGCGGCATCGTGCCTAATAATCAGATGGGCGGCAGCGCTGTCACCGTCAATCAGACGATCAATCTGACGACCGGCGTCAGCCAGACGGTTCGCGCCGAAGTTCTCAATATGCTCCCACAGATCGCCGATGCGGCTAAGGGTGCGGTAATGGATGCAAAGCGCCGGGGCGGTTCTTATGCAGCAGCATTGGGGTAAGTTATGGCCATTTCGTATCCTTTAAGCACCCCGACAACAGGCATAGCGCAGATCAATCTGATCGCCCGCAATTCGGTTGCCCTGACGCAGTCGCCTTTCACCTTTGCGCAGCAGGCACAAAAGAACGCGGGCCAGCGCTGGGAAGCCGACATTGTCTTGCCGCCGATGAAACGCGCAGACGCTGAAGGCTGGGTCACGTTCCTGACAAAGCTATATGGTCCTTATGGCACGTTCCTGCTGGGCGATCCTATCGGAGCAAGCGCCCGTGGCTCGGCAAGCTCGACGCCTGGCACCCCGGTCGTCAATGGCGCGTCACAGACAGGCGACACCCTGTCGATTGATGGCCTGCCTGCATCAGCGGCGGGCTATCTGAAGGCTGGCGATTATATTCAGCTGGGCAGCGGTGCGACTTCACAGCTTTACAAGGTGCTGGATGACGTCGACAGCAACGCCAGCGGCGAAGCTGACGTCACTGTCTGGCCCGATCTGCGGTCAAGCCCGGCAGATGACGCGACGGTGGTGGTCGACAATGCCAAAGGGCTGTTCCGGCTTTCCACAAGCGCTTCGAATTGGACGATCACCACAGATGGCTTCTATTCGATTGCATTCGGGGCGGTTGAAGCACTATGACGCGCACGGTCACAACAGCGGTTAACAATGAATTTACGGCGGCAGAACTGTCGCCTTTTTTTGCTGTCGAGATGGATTTCACTGACGGCATCCTGCGGCTTTGGACCGGCTACGGATCGATCACCATCGATGGCGAAACATTCTCACCCGGCGGCGATATTCTGTCGGTGTCATCGATCAGCGAAAACGGCGAGGTGCAGGCCAACGGCGTCGAGATCAGCCTGTCGGGTCTTAGCACCAGCCTGATCGCGTCGGCCCTGACGACTGCCTATCAAGGCCGGGACCTGAACGTCTATATCGGCGTTCTGTCTGATGCTGGCGCTGTCATTGCTGACCCGATTAAGATTTTCGCGGGCAAGATGGACGTTATGACCGTGTCCGACAATGGGGCGACGGCAGACATTAGCGTGACCGCTGAAAGCAAGTTGATCGATCTGGAGCGAAGCCGCGCCCGGCGTTATACTAGCGAAGATCAGCGCATTGATTATCCGGCCGACAAGGGTTTGGATTTTATCGCTGGTTTGCAGGACAAGCAGGTCATTTGGGGTCAATAGATGGGCTTTTTTAAGAATTTCGTAAAAGCGCTCACTGACCCGGTCACCATCGTCACGGCCGTCGTTTCGACTGCTGTCGCTGGCCCCGCTGGCGGTTTCCGCGCGTTCGCAGTCGCGGCGGCGAAAAAGGCGGTTCTCACTGCCGCCCTTACATCTGCTGCACAGTCTCTGTCCCCTAAGCCAAAGCTGGGCGATTTCGCGTCGTTTTCGTCTGATGCGACCGGTCGCACGCAGATGGTTAAACAGCCGATCACGGCACGCCGGGCGGTTTACGGTCAGACGCGGGTGTCAGGCCCGTTGGCTTTTATTGAAAGCACAAATGACGACCAATATCTGCATTTGGTGGTTCTGCTGGCGGCGCACGAATGTCAGGAAATCACGACCGTTTATCTGAACGACGAAGCGCTGACGCTGGACGGCAGCGGGAACGTGACCGCGCCATCCCGCTTTGCCAATTTGGTCCGGGTGAAAAAGCATTTGGGAACGACAGATCAATCAGCTGATGCCGATCTTGTCAGCGAGGTGTCCAGCTGGACGAATGACCATCGTCTGCAAGGCATCTGTTACCTGTATGTCCGGCTGGAGTTCGACGCCGACGCCTTCCCGAACGGCATTCCGAACATATCGGCGCTGGTCAAAGGCAAAAAGCTATTCGATCCGCGTGACAACACGACAGCATATAGCACCAACCCGGCATTGGTTATTCGCGATTACCTGACGAATGCTTCCTATGGTTTTGCTGCCTCAACCGCCGAAATCGATGACACTGCATTCCAGACTGCCGCTAATATATGCGATGAAAGCGTTTCCTTGGCCGCTGGCGGCTCTGAAGATCGTTATGCCTGCAATGGCACCATCAACAGCGCCAACTCCCCTAGGCAGGTCCTAGAGAGCCTTTTGTCATCCTGCGGCGGCGTGATGACTTACACAAACGGAGCGTTTGGGATCAAAGCTGCCAAATATGTCAGCCCGACCTTGACGCTGACCAATGACGATCTGCGCGGCCCGATTGGCGTGCAGACGAAGCGGAGCCGCCGGGACAATTTCAACGCGGTCAAAGGCGTGTTCGCGCCAGCCTCAACCAATTACGTGCCGACCGATTATCCGGTGATCACCAGCAGCACGTTCGAGACTGAGGACGGCGGCTATCAGCAATTCCTAGATTATGATCTGCCATATACGCAATCATCCGCGATGGCGCAAAGGCTGGCGAAGATTGCGCTTTATCGCAATCGGCAGCAGGTCACGATGGATTTCCCGGCCAATCTAAAGGCATTCAAGCTGTCGGTCGGTGACACCGTACAGGTCACAAATGACCGCTTCGGGTTTAGCTCTAAGGTCTTCGAAGTCGCTGAATGGTCGCTGGTGTTTGAAAGCGGCGACAATGGCACGGCGATGGGCGTCGATCTTATGCTTCGCGAGCTTGCCGACACTGTCTTCGATTGGAACGCCGAAGAAGCGGATTTCTTGCAAGACAACACCACCCTTCCAAATCCGTTTGATCTGACGCCGCCATCGATGACGGTGACCGATCAGGTGCGGGCGCTCAATCAGACAGCGATTTCCGTGCTGGTTGTCGAGGTGGCTTCGCCATCGATCTATGCAAAACAGTTTGAAGTTCAGGCGAAGAAAAGCACAGACAGCGAATACACCGTCCTGGGCATCGGTTCTGGCAATGTCTTTGAGCTTGTCGACGTCGAAGATAATGCGATTTATGACGTCAGATCGCGCATCATCAACGGCATTGGCGTCAGGTCACCGTTTAACAGCCAGCAGCATCAGGTTGTCGGCAAGACCGCGCCGCCTGAAGATGTGACCGGCTTCTCGGTGAATGTCATCGGCACAGAGGCTCACCTTAGCTGGACCCCTGTCGGTGATCTTGATCTGTCGCATTATCACGTGCGGCACGCCAGAGAGATAACCGGCGCAACATACAGCAACAGCATCGATCTGGCCCCGAAGGTGTCACGTCCGGCGAACACTGTGATCGTTCCGGCAATGACCGGCACGTATTTCATCAAGGCCGTCGACAAGCTGGGCAATGCTTCGACCAATGCCACCAGCAAGATCGCCATCATTGAGGATATTAAAGGGCTGAACGTCGTCGAAACATCGACGCAGCACCCGGCATTCAGCGGCACTAAAACCGGGACCGTCGTGTCCGGCGGTGTTCTAAAGCTTAAATCATCGATCAATTTCGATGATCTGACCGGCGACTTCGATGACGCGCCGGGCTTGTTCGATGGTGCGGGTGGCAATACAGCGACTAGCGGCACCTATGACTTCGACAATTATGTCGATCTGGCGCAGGTCTTCACCAGCCGGGTGACAGCGACGGTAAACGTGACGCGTGCAGATTATGTAAACACGTTCGACGATCACGAAGGGCTTTTCGACGATGCTGTCGGCACCTTCGACGGTGACGTTCAGGCGTTTGATGACACCAACGTCGAGCTATTGGTCAGCGTGACAGATGACGATCCGGCAGGTTCGCCAACGTGGTCAGATTATGCTCCGTTCTTCGTCGGTGATTACAAAGCGCGGGCGTTGCGCTTCCGAGCAAGGCTGACAAGCACAGACGAGCAAGCCAGCCCGGAGGTGACCGCGTTGTCTGTCAGCGTCGATATGCCTGATCGGACTATTGCGGTGGCTGATACCGCATCGGGTGCAGGATCAAAGGCGATCACGTTTTCGCCTGCCTTCAAAGCGGTGCAGGGAATTGGCATCAGCGCGTCGAACTTAAACAGCGGCGATTATTATGCTATAACTAGCAAGAGCGCCGCCGGGTTTACGATTACGTTTTACAATAGCAGCGACACGGCGGTGGATCGGACATTTGACTATGTCGCGAAGGGATACGGAGAGGTAGCAGCATGAGCCAGCACGATCTAGATATTGCCAATCAGGGCTTCCCAGCAACGCGCGCGGATATCAACAACGCGCTGCAAGCTCTGGGATCATCCAATTCTGGGGCAACCGCGCCTTCGACGACCTATGCCAATCAGCTTTGGTATGATACCGCGAACAACATTGTCAAAATCCGAAACGAGGACAATGACGCGTGGATCAGCCTTTTGACGCTGGATCAGACCGCCGATGCAGTGACGCAGATCGATGTCGACAACATCCGCATCGACGGCAACACCATCAGCAGCACCGACACAAATGGCGACATCACGCTGGACCCGAATGGCACAGGCGACGTTTCAATCGGAAATTTGACATTCGATGCTGACCAGACTGTCGGCAGCGGTCAGGATAACTATGTTTTGACGTATGATCATTCGACCACGTCAATCGGACTAGAGGAGGCGGCTGGTGGTGGCAAAATTCTGCAAGTCATTGAGGCCACAAAGTCGACTAGCTTCAGCACAACTTCAAGCACTTTCCAAGACACCGGCCTATCGGCAACCATAACGCCATCCAGCACCAGCAGCAGGATTTTGTGCTTGCTTGATGGTCAGGGCGGACAGACCGCAAGTGGGCGGTCTTGTAAGTATCGCCTTGTCCGAGGAGCGACCCAAATCGCCCTGAAGGATAATTTGCAGACCGGCGCGACCGATATGTATTTCCCGATGCCGATTATGGATGTGGACAGCCCCGCGACCACATCAGCAACAACATATAAAATTCAGGTTTCAACAGATGGTGTTGGCACTGTCTCTTTCGTCGCCGGAAGTTCGAGTTATTCTAGACTTATTTTGATGGAGGTTGCCGGGTAATGATTAGCAAAGAGCACGCGGCGATTTACGCCCTTAACTCGACGGTTGTGTCGATTGATGGCAGCACAGCCTACGATGCAAATGGCAATGTTATCACCTACGACACAGCCGCAGTCACGGCCCGTGCAAAGTTGGAAGAGTTGCGCGAGGAACGGAACAGGCTGTTGTCGGAAACCGACTGGTGGGCATCGTCTGACCTGACTATGACAGCCGAGCAAACATCTTATCGGCAAGCACTGCGGGATATCACTGACAATTACAGCGACCTTGCCACGGTCGTCTGGCCAACAAAGCCTTAGAAATGCCAGAAGAACAGAAAATCTTTGTCGACGTCGCAGCCGGTACAGGCACAGCTGCCGCCTTTATGGATATGGCCCCGAATGCCGTCGCTATCGTCACCGGCATCTGGGTGCTAATCCGCATTTGGGAAACTGAAACGGTTAAGAAGCTGACGGGGCGCGACTGATGTGGAGCCGACCGTCGCCTTTGTTCTTTTTGTCTTCATCGGGGTCGGTGATGACAAGCGCAAGGTCAGCGATGATTTAGCGTTTCGGGACGTTTACGAATGCACCCGTTTCGCGCAGGCATTGCACAAGCAAGGCAACCAGATCACGGCATATTGCTTGCCGAAGATGGTGCCGCCAACCCGGAAGGTGTATTGATGATACAGGTGCCCCTGATCGACGCTATCCAGACAGCGCTGGTCCTCGTCATCATCGTGATGATCGCGAGACGTTAAATGCTCGCTGAACTTGCCGCTGCAAACGCGGCTTTTGCCGTCATCAAAACGACGATCCAAAACGGTCGCGAGCTTGCTTCCGCTGGCAAGGCCCTGTCTGACTTCGTATCAGCCAAAGATGAACTGACCCGCAAGGGCAATCAGAAGCGCGCGCGCGGTGTTGGTGGCAGCGATCTAGAGGAATTTATGGCGCTCGAAGCCATCAAACAGAGCGAAAAAGAACTGCGCGAATGGATGATAATGAGCGGCCGGCCGGGTCTTCTGCGAGATTATGAACGGTTCTGCGAAGAAGCCAGAGACGGCAGGGCAAAGGCAAAGCGTGCCGCTAATCTTCGGCGCGAGCGCATCAAGGAACAGATCGGGCTGGGCTTTGTCGGCATCTGTCTGGCATCCTGCATCGGCATCATGATTTACGTCGTATTAATTCTGAAGGAAACAGCGAGGTGATGTGACAGGGTCAGCCACCACAACGGGCCTGATGGGGGAGCATCTAGCCGCAGCAGCGATCATCGACCTAGGGTTTCGGGCCGTTCCTTGTCCACAGGACGGCATCGATCTTCTGGCGTGGCAGGGCAATGTCTTTCTGCGCGTGCAGGTCAAAAGCGCTAGACTTCGCAAGCAAAAGGACCGGAGCTTACCGGGCTATCATCATCAGCTGGGATCGGGTCGACAGAAGAAGGCCCGCCCTAATCCAGAGGTCTATGACATTCTGGCCCGCGTGGCGATCGACTGCCGACGCGTTTTCTTTACCGCAGCGGTGTCGGTCGATAAACTGTCGGAACGTCGCAGCCCGGAGTTTTTTGCGCAGGACGATCTAGAGGCGCAAAGCTGGCACCGGGCTGTTCAAACAGCTTTGGAGTATCGACGCGATGGATTGGTCGAAATATGCGAATTTTGATGAAGCGGAATTTCGCTGCACGCAGACAGGCGAATGCCGGATGCAGGCGGATTTTATGCGCCGCTTGCAAGCCCTGCGTAGCATTGAGGCCAGCAAGGCACAGCCGGGCGTTCATACGCGAGGCATAGCGTGCGATATAGCAGTGTCAGGGCGCGAAGCTTATGACGTCCTGGCACTTGCACTGAAGCACGGTTTCACGGGCATTGGCGTGGCACAGAAGGGTTCGGGACGGTTCCTGCATCTCGACACGTTTACGGGCGGCCCCCGCCCGAATATCTGGTCCTATTGATGCAGTGGCTTTTGCTTATGGTGATTGCCAGCGTCGACGGCGATCTATCGGTCAAGGTGCTGTCGCGGCACGACACGATGGCGCAATGTCACGTGGCCGGGACGTATATTAATTGGTCGGAACGCCAGCCGATCAATAACGAAATGCTATGCTTCCCCACAGACAGAGAGGTGAAATGATGTTCGCAGTATTGGCAAAAATCCTAGGATCGGGCGATGTCATCAAGCAGGGGCTGAACTTGATCGATGACATTCACACCAGCACCGAAGAAGAAGTCGCGGCCAAAAGCAAAGCCCGCATCGACCTGATGAATGCCTATGCCCCGTTCAAGATCGCGCAACGCTATTTGGCGCTGATGTTTGGGGCGACGTTCCTTGCCAGCTATGTTTTGGTCCTGTCGATGACGATCACGGGCTATGGTGACCCGGACGCGGTGACGAAGGTGATGGAACAGTTCAGCATAAATTATGCGATGCTGATCATTCTTGGCTTCTATTTTGGCGGCGGCGTTGTCGATAGCTTCAAGGGCGTCAAGAAATAAGAAACCCCCAGCGGAGTGATCCGCCGGGGGTATACCGGACACGACCGAATTGGCCCGGTATTAGGTCAGCCGCCAGATGCGCCACCCTAAGCCGTTCTCTGTTTTGCGGCTGGCATATCTGATCCCGCGATAACGGAAGGCATCGATCATTCTTTGCCTTTCAACGCGGCTGCTAAAAAAAACACTGTCGCCCGGCTCCATACTTTCAGCGGTCAGCCCATAGCCCGAACGCGTCCGCGTTTTCGGCGGTTCGATGTTCTTGTCGATTGCGATCTGTTCGATCTGTTTCCGTGTTCTGGGCAAGGTATTCTCTCCACCGTTTGGCGTGGCATTCAAGGTGCAGCAGGTCACCGTTTCCGTCTGCCACCCATCCGTAACCGTTAAGATCGAAGGCCCGACCGCACCAATGGCATTGATGCGGCCGAGGCTCCCGTTTGATGATCTTCTTCTTCCGGCGCATTTGTCAGGACCCCGTGGCAGCTTCCGCATTTGACGACAGCAGGATCACCGGGCCAGATGCGGCCCCGTGTCTGCTGCCCGCAAAGCTCGCACGATACGAAGCGCGAGAAATGACGCCGGAACGGCAATTCAGAAGGGGACTTCGTCATTGAGTTCTTCGACCGTTGGCTTGTCAGCCGGGGCGGCTTCGTCACGCGGCGGCAACGGGTCTTCGCATTTCAGCGACAGATAAGTCAGCCCGCTCTGGCTGGTTTGTATCCAGCCCGACAGACGCTGGTCGACGCCCTTGACGTTGACCCGCCCGGTGTAATCCGGCTGGGTGGGCTTTGTCTTTTTGTCATTCTTGAACAAAGCGCCGCGATCGGTGTTGTCATACTGTTCTGGCATTGGGTATCCCTTCTAAAAGCCAATTTGATTAGACGTCCCGCCCGACCCTGCGGAGGAACTAGCAGAGCCGGACGGGGTAGCGCCAGAAGCAAGGGAGGAACCCCTGTCGCTACTGGCTAGATTACCATCATCGTCATCGGCGTTTAAGCCGAACATTGTCATCAGTTGAACCCGACGGTAATAGGTGACAGCGGCAATCAATGACTGCGGCGTCTGTTTCTCTGGATGCAGCACCATAGCGCTGCTGAAGCTTTCACCTGTCTTCAGATGAACGACGGTCGTCACAAGCTGGCCATCGTGCAGATGCTGTTCAAAGCCGAGGCCGTATTTGCCAACATCAGCCAGAGCCGTCAGAACGTCTCCCAGCGTCGTATATTCTGACTTGAACATCGGGTTCTTTCCCGACTTGCCGACAGTCGTCGCAGCCCGGAATGCTCCGAGCGCGTCGAAAAGCGTTTCTTTCACTGTTGCCATAGTTCTTTTGCCCTCGCTAAAAATTCGTCTTTGATCTTCCACTGATACATATGCCGCCAATCTGGATCAATGATGGTGGTCAGCTGTTTCGGATCGGTGCTGATCGTCAGCAGGTTCTGCCGCAGCAGCGCACGCTGGCGCATTTCTTCCAAAGCTTCGGCAAGCCCCGATGGCTTTAATTCGTCGCAGTTATCAGCGGTGAAGATCACGGCATCGTGTTCTGCGGCGTATGCAATGACGCTATCGCCGCCGACTGCCAGATTGTAAATCGCTGATTGGCAAACGTGGGACCATTCCGGCTTTTTAGGGATAGAGGCTTTGCCCCACCCTTGCGTGCCATCCTTGCGGATGCCGGTCTTCTTCGGCCCCTTCGTTTTGATTTCGGCCGACACGATCCCGCCGGAGCTTGTCTTTTGCATCATATCGATGAAGCCGATGACCGGCACGGCCACGCCAGGAAGCTCGACGCTGATCGCTTGCTCCGGCGTGCTGTTTGCAAACCCGCCATCGGACAAAACGCGCGTGCCGTTCTCAATGATGCCGGGGATGGCTTGCCGCAGCCTAACGCGCATATCTTCGCCTTCGTCAGATATGCAGTCGTCGTAATAGATTTTGCCAGCCTTGATCGATGTTTCGAAATCTAGCCCGTCGCAAAGGATGTTCTGCATAGCATCGTGGCAGGCTGAACCTAGGTGCGCCCGCCAGCCAACGCCTTGTCGCATCCGTTCGCCGGGTGAAAGATAGAGATAATCGAAGACCCATTTCGCAGGCGTCCGAAGAAGCTGGGACGCCGACAGGTGATCGATATTGGCTTGTTTCCAAATGTCTGTCATAGCCATAGGAGTAACGACTGTTCCCACCCCGCGCAACAAATATATTGCATTGGTGGGGATGATCGGCCAACAATGCCGACGAAAGGGGATCGAAATGACCAATCCGCGCACAAAAGGCCGCTCTGGAGAATACGAAGTTCAGGGCATCCTGTATGAACAGCTGGGCCTGACCTTCAAAAGAGACATTGAGCAATTCCGGCAGGCAGATCGCGGCGATCTGATCTGTGACGAATGCGACTTCCCGTTTGTGGTCGAGGTGAAAAGATACGGCAAAACACGGGGCCGACCTGATCCTAAATGGTGGGATCAAGTCTGTGCCGCAGCTGAAGCCGCTGGTAAGCTGCCCCTGTTGGTCTATCGCTATGACCGACACCCGTGGCGGTGGCGGATGCCCATCGAAGCCGTGATGAAGGCTGGCCTGCCGCACAATTACCACAGCGCCCGCGTCGATGCTGAATTCGATTGGGGCTATGCTGTAGAATTTGATGATGTGACCACAGCGATGATGATCGTCCGGGAGCTTATGGCCGATGCTTCGAATGCTTGATCTATTCGCTGGGATTGGCGGTTTCAGCTACGCTGGCGAGAAGCTGGTCGGCGGCTTTGAGACTGTCGCGTTCTGTGAATATGACGAACACGCGCAGAAGGTCTTGCGGAAGCACTGGCCTGACACAGAGATCATCGGGGATATAAGGGAGCTTGCAAATGACGCAGATCGATTTAGAGGAATGGTTGACATCATCACAGGGGGATATCCCTGCCAGCCCTTCTCGCTTGCCGGGGTCAGGCGAGGCGATCAAGATGACCGACACCTCTGGCCTGAAATGCTTAGAGTTATCGAAGCTGTCCGGCCCCGCTGGGTCATTGGAGAAAATGTTGCTGGCCACATCACTATGGGCCTCGACACGGTGCTATCTGACTTGGAAGCCGCAGGCTACACCAGCCGGTGCTACGTTATTCCGGCTGTCGCCGCAGATGCCCCGCACAGACGCGACCGATGCTGGATTGTGGCCCACAGCGACGACGCAGGACAACCCGCAAGTCCGGGGCCAAGGCAAGACAATCGGAACCAACCGTGGGACGACACTCGGCGGCGCAGTGCGGATGTGGCCAACGCCAGCAGCGAACAAGACGACAGAGAGTGGGGAGCTGGTCAACGCCGATGGGACGCCGTGGGACGGCATCAGCAAACCGCACAGCAAAAATACAGGCAAACAGGTTCAGACAGCATTGACCGATGCAGTGAGGATGTGGCCAACGCCGGATGCCAGCAACAGGGGGCCGAGGTCTGCCGATCTGGTGGTCAATCAATCGACGGTGCAACGCAGGGACAGCGGACAGAAGCGCGGGATAGATTTACAGACGGCCGCTGGTGGGAGCCTGAACCCGCAATTCGTCGAGTGGCTAATGGGATACCCGGTCGGGTACACCGACTTAAACAACTAGGAAACAGCATCGTGCCACAGGTGGCGGCGCGTATTCTTTACGCAATTAGAGAGGCAGAAAATGCGCGAGACTAGCGCCGACCGCAGCAATGAAATGCTGACGATGAACGAAGTCTGCGGGAAATGGCGGTGCGAAGCCTTTAAGCTGCCACATTTCCACAGCCTAGATCACGCGCTGATCCGGGGCCGCAAGGTCTTCGCTTTGTGCGAGGTGAAGGTCAGATCATCGTCCTGGCGTAAATATCAGCGGGTGATGATCGGGCTGGAAAAGGTACTGACGGCCCGCCAGATTGGTCGCAATTCCGGGCTGAAGACGTTTCTGATCGTGCGCTGGACTGATGGCGTTGGCTTCATCAGCTTCGAATGCGACTTCGACGTCGAGATCGGCGGCAGGACCGACCGGGGGACAGATGAAACCAATCTGGTCGCGATGTTCGACATAAACGACTTTACGTTCATAAGGGATGGGGACGATGGGAGAAAAGCCGCGCAAAGCTCAAATTTTGCTGGTTCCTAGGAACGACGGGTTCCTGATTGTGATTGATGGGGAACAGACGATGAAGAC